GAAGGCAAGCGTAGTATCAGGTAAATTAGTCATATTGTCCACTCAACCCTCAACTACTGGTAATCAATATCTTGGAATCTCTGGTACCGGAACAGTGTTAGCTGATATAGGACTAACTGCACAAAATTACTATCAACCTCAAGTTGTATATGGTACTTCAGCAGAAATGCCGTTGTGGTCAAGTAGTCAAACATATCCACATCCAACTGGCTCAGTATGGATTAAAGCTAGCAGTGCAGGTCTTGGCTTGACCCCGGTTGTTTCTGAATATAATTCAGTTACTGGGGCTTGGAACGCAAAATCTGTAACATTGGCTACCAGTAACCAGGAAGCAGATGCAACTATTGACGCTACTGGTGGAAAAGCTATTCCAGTAGGTACTGTCTACGCACAATATGATGCTGACACGCCTTTTAATAACAAGACAGATCCTATATATTTATGGGAAAGAGCAGCAACAGGTTCAACAGTGGCAACCGGAACCGAAACAGATTTCACAATAGCGTTGCCGTATACTTTGTCAACAGCAAGTATTTTTGTTCAAACTAGTATACCAAATAGTGCTTCATTGTCAAGTCAATATACTGTTACTATTCCTGATGATTGCACTCCGTTACAATTTGTAACTGCTTGGTTAGCTACTGCTATTCCTTATACAACTGCATTGTTAACTACTGACGGGGCTGTTCAATTAGTACATACCGAAGGTGGCGAAATTGTAATGAATGATTTTATATTAACAGCTGGAGCTAACCAAGGGTTTTCTGCTACTATACTATCACAAGCTGGCTTTGTTGGGCAGGAAACTCCCTTTGTTCAATACGGTGGGGCATTATCAAGCTCCGTTACAAATTTTTCTGGTATAGCTACTACTGGTGGAAGTGGATCAGGATTGACTGTACAAGCATCTATTCAAAGTCACGCTATATATTCTCTAACAGGGACCGGTGTAAGTGCCGGTGGAACAGGATATGCAGTAGGTAATACTATAACTGTAAGCGGAGCATTGCTAGGCGGCGAAGCTACTACAAATGATTTAGTATTAGAAGTTGTTTCAGTGAGTAGTGGGGTGGTTACAGCATTAACTTTTGTCAGTGGCACGGCTGTCACACTATTATCCACTCAAGTTAGTAACTGGGTTCCATTAGTGTTTACTGCAAATGAAGGTGCTCCGGTAGCAGCTCCATCTAATGGTACAAATTGGTTCTGGAGTGTGATAGATCAAGTTGATATTATGGTTCAATCTGGTGGACAGTGGAATGGTTATCGCAACATAAATTACGATACTACTGGTTTCCCAACCCCAACCGGCACTAATGCAACTGATCCAAACGGTCCTATAATTTCTGCAACTGCACCAACAACTCAAAGTGATGGTTCAACTGCATTAGCATACGGTGACTTGTGGATTGATACAAGTGATTTGGAAATATATCCAATTATCAGTCGTTGGGAATATGATACTGTGAGCTTGACAGACATGTGGGTATTGTTAGACAACGCCGATCAAACAAGCAGTAAGGGTGTGGTATTTGCTGATGCACGTTGGGCAACTAACAATAACACAAATGTAGTTGATGATCCTATCCCAAGTATCGTTAGCTTATTGTCTAGTGATTACTTAGACCTAGATGCTCCTGATGCAGCATTATACCCAACAGGTATGCTATTGTTTAACACACGCCGTTCAGGTTACAATGTTAAATCATATCAAGCAAATTACTTTACCAGTGCTAATTTTCCTGATCAAACTTTGCCAACGCAAACAGCTACATGGCTAAGTGAAAGCGGGTTGCAATCAAACGGTGCTCCATATATGGGTCGCCAAGCACAACGTAATATGGTTGTACAATCACTACGTTCAACAATGGATACTAACTATGACATTCGTGACGAAGATAACTTCTTCAACTTGATGGCCACCCCTGGTTATCCAGAACTACAACCTAACATGGTTGTATTGAATGCTGATCGCGGAGATACAGGTTATATCATAGGTGATACCCCAATGAGATTGCCAGCCGACGCTACAGCAATTCAAGCATGGGCAACTAACGCCGCAGGTGCTACAAGCACAGGTGAAGCAGGTTGTGTAACTCGTAATACATACTTAGGTTTGTTCTATCCAAGTGGTATCACAAGTGATCTAAGTGGTAACTTGGTTGCAGTTCCACCAAGTCACATGATGTTGCGTACATTTATCAGAAATGATACAATCGCTTATCCTTGGTTAGCAGCAGCAGGTACCCGTAGAGGTAATATTGACAATGCTACAAACATTGGATATATTGACAGTGCAACTGGTGAATTTATAACTACTAAGACACGCCTTGGTATTCGTGATGTGTTGTATATTAACTTTATCAATCCATTGGTATTCTTTACTGGTATTGGTTTGTTGAATTATGGCAATAAAACAAGTTTCAATAGTTCTAGTGCATTAGATAGAACTAACGTTGCACGACTAATTGCTTATGTACGTAGACAATTAACATTAGCAGCAAGACCGTTTGTATTTGAACCTAACGATGCATTGACAAGACAGCAAATTCAAGGTGTTGTTCAAACATTAATGCTTGATTTGAAGGCAAAACGTGGAATCTATGATTATCTTGTTATATGTGATGAAAGCAATAACACACCAGCAAGAATTGATAGAAATGAACTTTGGGTAGACGTTGCACTTGAACCAGTCAAGGCAGCTGAATTTATCTACATCCCGGTTCGTGTGTTAAACACAGGTGAGTTATCATCATTAAATTAAACTAAAATAACCCCTTCGGGGGTTATCAGTTTATTTAAGATAAATAAGATTAATAGGAGAAATATAAAATGGCAACAGCCTCACAATCATTGTTCAACATGACAGTAGCATCTGATAATGCCGGTGGCAATCAGGGCTTATTAATGCCAAAACTACAGTTCAGATTCAGAGTTAACTTTTTGAATTTTGGAACAAACACAAGTACAATTGAATTAACAAAACAAGTTATTGATTGTTCTAGACCAAACGTTCAATTTACTGAAATCACATTACCAATTTACAACTCAACAATGTATTTGGCAGGCAAACATGCTTGGCAAACATTATCTGTCAACATTCGTGATGATGCTTCAAACAGTGTAGCAAGATTGGTTGGTCAACAATTACAAAAACAAATGGACTTTGTTGAACAAGCTAGTGCTGCATCTGGGCAAGACTACAAGTTTCAAACAAACATTGAAATCTTAGACGGTGGCAATGGTACAACTGCTCCAATCGTATTAGAAACTTGGGAATGTTATGGTTGCTTCTTACAAACTGCTAACTACAATACATTGAACTATGGTACTAGTGATGTAGTAACCATTGCATTGACAATACGTTTTGATAACGCAATTCAATCACCAATTGGTTCAGGTGTTGGTTCTACTATTGCTCGTACATTGGGTTCAATCGCTACAGGTATTGGTGGTTCTTTATAATAAGAATCTTAACTAAATAAATCTAGCATGTCTGGATTTTTTCAAAACGTACTAAAAGACGCTGCCGGAACATTTTTCGGCAGCGATTTCCTTCGTGATTACACCCACGCTAGCAAGACGTTTAGACCCAATGCATATCAAAATGCACCTAAATTTAAGTTTCTATTTCATGTTTACTTCCAACTTAATCCAACTGGGTTGCCAGAAACCAATTACGGACTATTAGTTAAAACAGTAAAACTACCCAGCTTTAACTTTGATACTTCTACATTAAATCAATATAATCGTAAACGTATTATTCAAACAAAAATCAAATACGATCCAATAAATATTTCGTTCCATGATGATAATGGAAATGCAATTAGAAGAATGTGGAAGGGTTATTACAATTACTACTATGCGGATGGAACAAAACCACAAGTAGTGTTTAATGGTGCAAGAGGAGCTACCCCAACACCACAATTAACAGGTGGTGGCGGAGTCGCAGGTGCAACTGATGCTACATATAATAGTAGAACGCAATATCAACCGTCTATTACAGGAAACGAGAGTTGGGGTTACCAAGGGGGTACTAGCGATCCAACTGGTCAAAAAATACCTTTCTTTAAAAATATAACAGTGTTTGGTTTCAACCAACATAATTTTGTAGCTTACACATTAATCAATCCTATAATAACATCTTTTAGCCATGATACATATGACTATGCTCAGGGCAATGGAACAATGGAACATCAAATGACAGTAGATTACGAAACAGTAGTTTATAATGAAGGTGCAATAGATGGTAAGAGTCCTAGCAACATTGTTACTGGATTTGGTGACGAAGCTAACTACGATAGAACATTAAGCCCTATAGCAAGACCCGGTTCAAATGCAAATATATTAGGTCAAGGTGGATTAGTTGATGGAGTAGGCGGTACACTTGATGCGTTAGCTAATGGAAATATATTAGGTGCAATTCAAGCAGCCGGTACTACATATAACACATTTAAAAATACAAATATATTGAATATTGCAAAATCAGAAGTTGTTAATGGTATAATTAATTCAGTTGGTGGAACACCAAATAGAAATGTTACTGTAGCAACTCCTGTATTCGGTGCTATTCAAAGTGCTATTGGAACTGCCGGAGCAAAGTTAGCAGGGGCAAAATCCTCACCACAACAAGTAGGTGCTAATCCTTACGCCGGAAAACAAGTCCCGTAAGAAAGAATAAACATGCCTCAAATTATAGATAATCGTACAAACTTAGATCAAACAGTTAGAATCTTTGATTCATTCTATGCATTTAATGCAGTGGTTAATGCAGTGGAATATGATATTGTATATTCATATTTTGTATCTGTTTGTGCTACTAAAAATATCGCAGCTAATTTCACTGCGGTGTTATTTAGAATAGCACAAGAAACACAGATACCTATATTAGAGTTATTAGATCAAATCAAAGGCACAAAGAAGATGGAAATGAATCAAATTCTTGCTTATTATCTTAATAGTTTTAAAAGCAAAACGTCATTATATGGCATAGCCATCATACCAAAATCAAATCAACCGGTAGCACGTAATATTGTGCAATAAGTATGGCTAATTATGCACAAGGTACCTTCACTCCCAGAAATCCACAAAAATACGTAGGTAAGCATAAGCCAAAATACAGATCAGGTTGGGAATTAACGTTTATGACCTTCTGTGATACACACAAAAGTGTAACTCATTGGGCTAGTGAATCAATGTCTGTGCCGTATCGTAGTCCATTAGACGGAAAGATGCATATGTATATTCCAGACTTCTTTGTTGTTTACCAAAACAAATTTGGCAAAGCAATTGCTGAAGTTGTAGAAATTAAACCCAAGAAACAAAGTCTAATTGAAAGCAGAACCGCAAGTGCAAGGGACAGAGCAGTGGTAGCAGTTAATCATGCTAAATGGCAAGCAGCCACTGCATATTGTAAAATGCAAGGTTTTTCCTTTCGCGTAATTACAGAAGATGATCTTTTTAGAAATGGGTCACGAAAGTAACTAAATACTTTTATGAACAAAAAATTAGAAGAATTATTTGAGTTACCGCAAGATGAAATAGACAACTTGGCAAAACCAACACCAGAAAACGCTCAGGAAATAACTACTGAGGCATTAGATAGTCTATCAAAAATAGAACAAGCATTGCCACAAGTACGTGGATTAGAAGCCGCAGATGATGAGATGGATAGTCTTGCTACATTAGCACAAGACAGCTATAAAGATTTAATGGATTTGGGTATGCAAGTGGATAGCAGATATGCTAGTGAGATATTCAATGTTGCTGGAACTATGCTAGGACATGCTATTACTGCAAAAACTGCTAAACTAAATAAAAAGCTCTC